CCGGTCGTGATATTTCGCTGTCTTTCTCAGGTGGAACAGACATCGAAGCACAAGCGACTAATGCAGTATTAACAAAAGTAAATGAGCGTCAGGCTTATCAAACACTTGATGGCATTTCTTACAAAACTACAGATATTTCCGGAACTTTCCAGTTAGACATGTTGGCAGACTGGGGCAAGACAAGCTCAGTATGTGAAGCAATTTGGACAGCTGCCGAGTCAGCTCCAGATACAGGAATTGCAGTAACTTTTACATCTGCAACAGGCGCACAATTTGTATTTGACATTTTGCCTGAGTTTCCAACAGCTGGCGGATCAGGAATTGATGCGCAAGAAGTTTCATTTACATTCACTATTAAAAGTGGAGTAGTAACAGAAACATTCAGTTAAAATCTAACAACGGGAGCAAACAATGAAGTTACCAATTACAATTGAATATAACTCAGGCGAGCAAGCCACTTATGTAGCCCAACCGCCTGAGTGGGCAAAATGGGAAAAGCAAACTGGCAATACCATAAGCCAAGCAAAAGAAAAACTTGGCATGTGGGATCTAATGTTTTTAGCATATAGCGCACACAAGCGCGAAGCTGCTGGAAAGCCAGTTAAACCATTTGAGGCTTGGATGGAAACAGTCAGCGATGTAATAGTCGGTGATGCAGACCCAAAAGCCACCCAGCAGGAAGCCTAAGTAGATTATTGGTTGAGTTGGCAATAGCCACACAAATACCAATGAGTGAATGGGTTGATTCAGACGACATTTTAACAGCTATCGAAGTATTGGAGCAGAGGTATGGCAAGTGAAACAATTGCATACGATAAAAAAGATCTGCGCGATATTTACAAGGCTTTCAAACTTATGGATGAAACTGCAACTGATGAAGCTCGCCGTCAATCTGCTGCGCTGGCGTATTTTGCATCAGAAGAAATTAAAGTTGCAGCTCGCGGACGAACAAAGGCTGGCAAGGTTGCGCAAAGAGTCGCGGATGGCGTTAGCATCTCAAAGTCGAGCAAGATCGGTGAATTCAGTTATGGATTCGCACGCCAAAAATTTTCAGGTGGTGCTAATACACAAACCCTATGGGGTGGTATTGAGTTTGGTTCAAATAAATTCAAACAGTTCCCTGTATATTCTGGAAGGTCAGGTCGTGGATCTCGCGGATGGTTCATTTATCCAACCCTTCGCAGAATTCAGCCTGAATTGATTAATAAATGGGAAGAAAGTTTTGATCGCATTATTAAGGAATATGTCTAATGGCAACCGGTAATAGAACATTAAAGTTATCAATCCTTGCTGATGTTGATGACTTAAAAAAGAAGCTAGGTGAAGCCGATAAAGCGGTCGAGAAAAATTCAAGCAAGATTTCAGAGTTTGGAAAAAAGGCTGCTGCTGCATTTGCCGTAGCTGCTGCCGCTGCTGTTGCCTATGCTGGCAAATTAGCCATTGACGGTGTCAAGGCTGCAATAGAGGATGAAGCTGCACAACTTAGGTTAGCCAATGCCCTAAAGGCTGCCACAGGGGCTACTGATGCCCAAATAAAGGCTACTGAAAACATGATCTTACAGACTGCTTTAGCAACAGGCGTTGCAGATGATGAACTTAGACCAGCATTACAAAGACTTGCAGTATCTACAAAAGATACAGAGCAAGCACAAAAATTATTAACTCTTGCTTTAGATATTAGTAAAGGATCAGGAAAAGATCTACAAACTGTTACTGAAGCGTTAGGTAAAGCACAGGATGGCAACACCTTATCTCTTGGCAGATTAGGTTTGGGATTAAGTAAGGCTGAATTATCAACTCTTACATTTACTGAAGTTCAACAAAAGTTAGCAGATTTATATGGTGGGGCAGCAGCGGAAAATGCTGACACATTTGAAGGAAAGATTGCTAGATTAAAAGTAGGATTTGACGAAGCTAAAGAGTCGCTTGGCGCAGCATTATTACCAGCTGTTGAGCAATTTATTACATTCTTAAACGATACGGGTATTCCAACCTTAAATGCGTTTATTGCCGGTTTAACTGGTAATGGTGGGTTGAATGATGGATTTACTGAAACTCAAAAAAATGCACAATCTTTCGGTAAAGCAATTGGTGTAGTTTCAGGGATCATTTCAGGATTTATTACATTCTTGCGTGAAGCAATTGGCTTAGTCGTATCTTTAGCCAATGAGTTAATTAGAGTGGTTAATATTATTCCGGGTGTAAATATTGGCTCAATTGGCAATCCAGCGCCATCAGCTAGTAGATCATCAGTTCCATCAGTACCTAGAGGATCATCCAATTTTAGTTATGGTGCAGGAAACCCACAATATAACATCACAGTAAATGCAATCGATGGAGAAGGTGCTGCAAGAGCCGTTGCAAAAGTAGTTAATGAGTCAGCTGCTCGAAGCGTGCCATTATTTACTGGCAACGGAATTAGACTTCAATGACAGTCTTTACTCCTGATTGGAAACTAACTGTCGGTGGCGTTGATTATACTGATATTGCTATATCTGATATTCAGCATCAAGCAGGTCGCACAGATATCTACCAACAGCCACTTCCGTCTTATATGCAAATTACGCTAGTTGCATTAAATAACCAAACGCTACCTTTTGACATTAATAATTCTTTTGATTTGCAGGTAAAAGATTCAACTGGATCTTATGTAAGTTTATTTGGTGGCGATGTTACCGATGTTACTGTCGAGGTAGGCTCAACTGGATCTATTGCAACAGTTGTGCAATACACACTTATAATTATGGGCTCGTTAGTTAAATTAGCCAAAGAAATTTGGGATGACAACATTTCTCAAGATGAGGATGGCGACCAAATTTACACAATCCTTTCAAGCGTATTACTTGGAACTTGGAACGATGTGCCATCAGCTACAACTTGGGCAACTTATGATGCAACTGAAACTTGGGAGAATGCAGTCAATCTAGGACTTGGATCTATTGATCAACCTGGTCTTTACACCATGACCGCACAATCTAATGTTGTTGATACTATTTACAATGTAGTTTCAGATATTGCTAATTCAGCATTTGGATATATTTATGAAGACAATCAAGGAAATATCGGTTATGCAGATGCAGACCATAGACAGAATTATCTTTTAACAAATGGTTATGTTGAGTTAGATGCTAGCCATGCTTTAGGTAATGGCTTATCTACGATTATGAGATCAGCAGATGTTCGAAATGATATTTACATAAATTATGGTAATAACTACAATTCACAGGTTACTGCCACAGATTTAACATCTATTGGCTTATATGGCTACAAAGCCGAAACCATCAATTCTAGGGTTCAGGGTTCAGTAGATGCTCAGGCTATTGCCGACAGATATATTGATCAAAGAGCTTATCCAATTCCAGCATTTCAATCGATCACATTCCCAATTACTAACTCAGAAATAGATGACGCTGATCGGGATGATCTACTAGCCGTATTTATGGGAATGCCAGTAGATATTCAAAACCTGCCTGCTCAAATCTCAAGTGGAGCATTTCAAGGTTATGTTGAGGGCTGGTCATGGAGCACTCGGTTCAATGAACTATTTCTCACCATCAATGTTTCCCCAGTCGCATTTAGCCAAGTCGCGATGCGTTGGAATACAACCCCAGCCACAGAGGCATGGAACACAATCGACCCAACTTTGACTTGGGAATACGCTACAATAATCTCATAAGAATAGGACAATATGCCAACTACTACTAACTTTGGCTGGACAACACCAGCCGACACCGATCTAATTAAAGATGGTGCTGCTGCAATTAGAACCCTTGCGGGTAACATTGACACATCATTAGTTGATCTTAAAGGTGGAACTACTGGTCAATTTTTATCAAAAAATTCTAATACAGATTTAGATTTTGTTTTTGCAACTCCAGCCAGCGGTGGAATGACTTTAATTAATACTGGTGGAACTACTCTTACAGGTGCATCAATTACAATAAGTTCAATTCCGTCAGGTTACAATTATTTAACTTTATTTGTGTCAGATTACAAACCAGCCACAGATACATCCCAATTGATTATGAGATTTAATGGTGATACTGGCAATAATTATAAGCAAGAATCAGGTAGTGGCACTAATATGAATATGAATAATACTGAAATTTATTTAACTGGTGAGGCAGATAATACTGATGCGAATGGTTTTATTGTTTCTGATATTTATAATTATTTAAGCACTACTGCTTGGAGAATAACTAGAAATAATTCTTGGGTTAATAATCCCACAACATCCACAAACGGTAACTGGCAAGCAACAACAGGCGTGTATAAAGCAACTGGTTCAGCCATAACAAGTTTAACCTTAGCACCAATTTCAGGAAACTTTACTTCAGGAACAGCCTATCTATATGGAGTTAAATAATGACTAAACCACAGGTAAAAGAATTTAATTGTGAAACTGGCGAAGAAATTGTCAGAGATGCAACTGCTGAAGAAATTGCTCAAATAAAATTAGATGCTGAAAAAGCAATAGCAAATAAATTAGAGCGTGAAGCAAAAGAAGCACAACGCCAAGCAATTCTTGATCGTTTGGGTTTAAGTGCTGACGAAGCACAATTGATACTTGGCTAATGAAGCCTTGGTTATCTAAAGCTGCTGACACTTTAAGAGATCAGATAAATCTTGCTTTCGTGGGTAGGAGCAGGAAACTTGATGGGTGGATCGGCGATAATAAGCATGCAGCTCGAAAATCCGATCATAACCCACGACCTGACGGAGAAGTATGCGCGATCGACATTGACGCTGGCTTATCTGACCAACAAGGGATTAGTTATGATTTGGCAGATCAGCTTCGACTCGCAGCAAAAAAAGATAAGCGTATATCTTACATAATTCATGCAGGTAAAATTGCTAGTGCTAGATCATTATGGAAATTTAGAAAATATACAGGCATAAATCCCCATCATAAACATATCCATATTTCTTTTAAGCCAAACCAAACTGGCGAAAAGTTCGACATCCCACTACTGAAAGGTAACTAATGAAAATCACCAATAAACAAAAGGCAGTCCTAAAGTCTTACTTTCGTGGAGTCTTAGTTTCATTCTTGACATTCTTGGCAAGTAATGAACTTGGATTAGACCCAGCTGTATCAGTAGTTATTGCAGCACTTGCCGGACCAGCAGCTAAAGCACTTGATAAGACAGAGGCTGAATATGGCGTTGGATCGAATGACGCATGACCGCAAACGAATGGGTTGGCATAGCCGTTGGCGTAAGCGCCGTATCAACAAGTTTATTGCTGGGTCTGCGTTGGGTTATTAAATCTTACTTACAAGAATTGAAGCCAAATTCTGGAAGTTCGATCAAGGATCAAATTACTAGACTTGAAGCGCGTGTTGATGATCTGTTCGTGTTAATTAGTAAGCGATAATTTCTGCTATGGCGAACACACGAAAACGCACACCACGCAAAAAGGTTAATCGGAGAGTAGTTCGCCAAACTCCTGAACCATTAAGTAAATTAGATCAATTCTATATTGCAAAGCA